ATGTTGTAAGAAGTTATCTGTATCTAATATAAATAACTGATCATTAATAATACACTGATATCTTAATGGGTTATTAAACTTCCATTTAAACCAAGCAAGCTGTATTCTAGGCTGTTGAGCATTACCTGAGTTCTGCCATTTATAAATATAAAGAATATCTTCACCAAGTTTAGCTAATGTAACATATCCATTCTCTCTTGATACAGCTATAGAATCTAAATCTCTAGGTAATGTGGTAGGTATAGCAAGACTAGCTTCTGCAAAAACAGGTTCTCCTTCTCTTCTAACTTCTGCTATCTCCCATAACTTACTATATTTACCTGAGTTATCTATAAATGCTTGTGTCTGCCCTAAAGATATAGGGGGTATAACTGTATTATAATTATAAGCTCCTATTACTCTTAGTTTAACAGTATCAGGGTTAAATACTGTATCATCAGATGATAGTAAAAATTGTTGATTACTGCTAAATACTAGTAAACCTGTATTAATCTCCATACCATCAAATAGTTGAGATGGATAATCAGAAGCACTAGAAATATCTATAGGATCTACAGGACTAACAGTAAGTGCTGTATCAGACCAGAAGTTGCCTAACTGACCAGCTCTAGATAATATAACATTTTCATCAGATAAGAAACTTAATCTATTACGGAAGAATAAAACTTTATTTATAGTACTACCTACAAAACTTGGTATAGGATTAGTAGTATCATCTCCAATTGTTCTATCAGCCCATGTATATTCTTTAAGTAAGAAGTCTCCATCAGCTTGCCTTTGTAATACATGAGGCATAGTAGTAGGATTAAGACTTTTAACTATCCCAGGTTTAGCACATTCTACCCATGATCCTGGACCATCTACATTATTCTCTCCTACAAATTTAAGATAGTAATCATCTTCATCTGACATCTGAGCATTAGCTACTTTAACAATATAACCATGCCTACATTGATTAGGTAATTCAGTTACATTATTAACTTCCGACTGCATCACTCTCATGATATCATTATTAACAGCTTCTACGTTAAATGCATTAGCACCATGTATGTATATACCATTACCTATGATTTTAGTACTTAAACCTGTACCACTTAATGCAGAATTTATACCACCTAAAATAGTATCAGATGTAACAGCAGTATCCATATCAAAAGGAGTAGGCTCAGGTCTTACAATACCATTAGCTCCTGAGTTTATAGTACCTTTAACATTTACAGTCTCTACTTTATCTATTACTACTGTATAATTATAAGTTGTTTTAGCTTGAGTTAATGATACTGTTACTTTATCCCCTTCTGCCCAACCTGTACCACCATGTAATAGTATTATATTCCTACTATAGCTACAAGCATAGTCCATATTATCAGGGTTAGCATCATCTCCACCACCACTAAATCCTTGTTGACCTACAGCAGTTATTCTAAATATTAAATTCTTCTTATTAGATGCTGCATTATAAGCTGATCCACTACTATTCGTTACGTTAACAATAGGAGATGAATAAGAATCAGCAGAGCTTACAGTAAATACCTGAGTACCTATACCTGGACATGTTCCTGTACCATTACCTTCAGCTAAAGTATCACTTTCTAATCTTATTCTTGTAACAACTGGAACTGCTGTAGTACCTGCTTGGTTAGGATCCCATACATTTAATGCGTATTGTCTACCATTCTCTGCTCTTAATAGATCTACATAAGCAGCATAAGCTTCTGGTTTTCCAGGTGTAGTACCTGTAGTACCGACTGTTTTACTTCTATTAACTAGGAAAGTAGTATCATTAATAGTTAATGTTTGGATATCTTCTGTATCATTACTAGGGTTAGGAGTTAGATACGTAGTTATAGATGTATGAGCTGTGACTCCAGCATTATATACTGTGTTATCTGTTACGTACCATACGTTCTTTTCACTACCATCATTACAACTCCATATTCTAGTCTTTCCAGTACTATCTACCTGTCCTATATAAGATCCTTCTGTTTCATCTCGATGATAATGGAACCAAGATCCTCCACTAGGTATGGCTGAAGTACCATATTTATTAGTACTGATAGGATTTTTATCTTCACTTATTCTTTTAGAACCAGGTCTCTTAATTAAACCATGTACTAAGTCAGGTACAGCATTAAGACAATCTTTTACTCCACCTGGTTTTAAGTTATCATCTGGTTGTTCACTTATACCAGCATTATAGTTAGGTATAGTCTGTGTAATTGATGTCATTATCGTCTAAGATTTCTCCATGGTTGATAGGTAGTATGTACAGAATCTTCTGGGAAACCGAACATCGTAGTATTAGATTGGTTGCATTCATACTCAATACAAGACGCTCTAGCATACTGTTCTTGTGTAGCTAGTAGTTTAGTTAACTCTTGATTAGCTACAAGTTGTGTAGCAGCTCTTCTAGCAGCTCTTGCTATTACATATCTTTTAAATACTGCAGGTAAATCTTCAAAAGAATATGCTCTTATAACATCTAAGTTTATTTCAGTATGATCAGACCAATCATCAGTATGATCATATTTATCATATAAGTAACCACCTCTTTTAATTACATCATATACTCTCTTTCTCCAGCCTTCTGTTACATCCATCTTAAGGATATCATTACCGATAACTATCTTACCAGTAGTAGCATCGGGTGTATATGTTACATGTTTTTCTGAATTGAAGTGCCAGCCTTCCGCCTGTACATCAATATTAGAATCTCTTAATAGATTATATATAACTCCAACTTCTGGGTTATCAAAAACTATAGTAGTTACTGGTGATTGTCCGATAGCTCCCAGTATAGCATTCACAGCGGATAGTTCTGTATCGGTGTCAGTTGTAGTGGTCGCCATAGGTTAATATTTATGAATAAAAAAGGGAGCCCGAAGACTCCCCATATGTTGGTTGAAAATTTAAGCTTAAGTGAAGCTTGCGTTAGAAACAGCAGTGTTGTTCCAGTTAGAGGATACGTCGATTCCAGCAACTAATTCAACAGCAGCAGCAGGATTTAAGAAATCTGCTCCCATTGCTAAACGTCCGAGAATAACATCTCCTTGGTATACCACTGATACGTCCCCAGAAGTTACCTGAACCTGTGGTCCGATAGCTTCTACAACACCTGCAGCTTCCTTCTGGAAGATAAGTCCACAGGAACCTCCAAACTTAGCAGCAGTACCGTAGTTGTTAACGGTCTTCTGTCCAGATGGAGTTGTTGCAGCATCTTGGTCATCCATATCTTCACCAATGAAGGAGCCTTTGGAAGCAGCCTCGTTGATATTTGATACAGCACCAGATGGTAGGTTAGCTAGGTTAACACCATAGTCACCAAGGAATGGAATATTCATTGACTTGTAGATCTTAATGCCTGCAATGTCAAGGATTCCGTTACCGGATTGTAGGGCGTCGCCTGTTTCGTCACGATTAATCAGGTTGTTGGTAGCACAGTTTCTGATTAGTTCGTAGTACTGTCTTGGGTTAAGTACAGCTACTCTACCTTCACCACTAACACCTTTCTCATCTAAGATAGCAGCTGCCTCAAAGAAGGCTTGTACTAACTTAGCTGAATCATAAGCATCAGTTGCTGTTGTAGATGCGGCAGTACCAACTTTAACAATACTTCCACCAGGTTCCTTGAAGTTATTCATGTTCACTGGTGCTGGCTGTCTAGCAGCCTTTGTGATCGCACGGAAAATCCTGCGGTCATAGTTTTCGGCTAATGCATAACCGATCTTACGAGAGATTTCACCACGTAGGTCATAATGCGCAAGTGTTTCATCTAATTCATAAACGAAAGCACTAGAGATTAAGAGGTCATCACAAGTGATGGTCTTCTCTGCTACTGGTGGTGACTTCTCATCGTTACCTAATATAGACTGGCCAGGGACATGGAATTCCGCTTTGGTGCGACCCGTGTAGATGAACTGTAAAGACTTACCATTCTTTAGGGTACGTCTTGTAACAAGATCCCTTGCAATTGTATTGCGCTGGAATCCTTTGAACATCTCACCTGAGAACAGCTTCAAGTAAAGAGCTCTTCTCGCTGTGGTAGTGGTATCAGCACCATTATCGGCACCTCCCCAAATCGGTCCATTGGCATTGGCAGTCGTTGCCTGTTGAGCCATTGTTAATTAAAAAATTTAAAGTTATATAATTTCTTCAGCTGAAAATTGTTATTGCAATTTGTTGATTGCGGGTCTTTCCCCACCGTCTAGACGGCTAATGGTATCCTCCTTAGAGGGCAAAAGCCAAAGCGAGATGTCGGAATCGAACCGACGACAATAGCTTGGAAGGCTACAGTTTTACCGCTAAACTAATCTCGCTTGCACAATGCGGATGGGCTTTTCTATGGTAGTTGACGTGCATTATCTCTACCATGATGAAAAAGATTAGGAGTCCGAAGACCCCTAACCATAATTCATTAGTCCCCTGTAAGAGCTTCTTCAAGGGAATCATAGTCAACGTCTTCATCAACCCCAGGAGGTTGTACATCACTAGGATTAGTATCCAGATTTTTTAACCTTGAATCAGGTGAATAAGGAACAGGATTAGCCTTTCCGAATCCTGTAGTTGATTGTTGTGCCATAATTAGAATTTGTATTTAGCGCCTATCTTTGTACCGTAGGCAGTGTCAGCAGTATCATCAGTTGCAAAAGATACTTCTCCATATACACCTAACTTCTCAGTAGCTGCAAATTTTACTCCGCCTTTACCTGAGAAATCGGTGTCACCATTTGCTCCATCAGCAGCAGAGAATGAGGGGCCACCTTGAATATAATAGTTAAGTTGACCTGCTTTATCTTCCCAACCAATGTGTAGATCAGTCGTTGTAGACTTATAATCACTACCTGTATACTTTGCTTTTGACTCGGCATTTACATAGACGCCAGCCATTGCAGGAGTCGAAGCGAGAGTTGCCGCCAGGGCCAGTGCAATTGTTTTCATGTTAAGTTAATTACTTTGTTCTTGTGTACTCAACACCACGATACTTAAGCTTTACAGTCATTGTAATACTCCAGTACCACACCCCCGTTCCATGATGTGGTTTCATGCGTTCTTCCTAAGAAGAATGAACGGACGTAGCGTGAGTTGGCTTCTACTATATCGACATACGAGCCGCCAGTATATATTATCCTATTGACTCTGTTGTTGCCGCTAAGTCAAGCGGGAAATTGTGTGCGTTTCTCTCATGCATTACTTCCATACCTAAGTTAGCACGGTTTAATACATCTGCCCAGGTAGGGATAACCTTACCATTTGAATCAACAATGGACTGATTAAAGTTAAATCCGTTGAGGTTGAAAGCCATTGTACTGACTCCCATGGAGGTAAGCCATATGCAAACCACTGGGAAAACAGCCAAGAAAAAATGTAGAGAACGACTATTATTAAAGGAAGCATATTGAAAAATTAATCTTCCGAAGTAACCGTGGGCTGCCACGATGTTATAAGTCTCTTCTTCTTGTCCAAATTTATATCCATAGTTCTGTGATTCAATCTCAGTAGTCTCACGAATGAGGGATGAGGTGACCAAGGAACCATGCATAGCAGCGAACAAAGCGCCACCAAACATCCCCGCAACTCCCAACATATGGAAAGGATGCATAAGGATATTATGTTCCGCTTGGAATACAAACATAAAGTTGAACGTCCCTGAGATCCCCAAAGGCATACCGTCAGAGAAAGATCCTTGTCCGAACGGATAAACCAAGAAGACTGCAAAGGCTGCTGAGACTGGAGCTGAGTATGCAACACAAATCCAAGGTCGCATTCCTAGTCTATAACTAAGTTCCCATTGGCGTCCCATGTAAGCTGCGATGCCGATGAGAAAGTGGAACACAACAAGCTGATATGGTCCTCCGTTATAGAGCCACTCGTCGATGGTTGCAGCTTCCCAGATTGGGTAGAAGTGAAGACCGATTGCGTTAGAGCTCGGTACAATGGCTCCTGAGATGATGTTGTTTCCATAGAGTAAAGATCCTGCAACAGGCTCTCTTATCCCGTCTATGTCTACAGGCGGTGCTGCGATGAAAGCGATAATGAAAGCCGTCGTTGCTGTGAGTAAGCATGGAATCATAAGGACACCGAACCAACCAACGTAAAGTCGGTTGTCGGTATCGGTAACCCATTTACAGAACTGATTCCAATTATTCTGTTGAGGTAGGGTTAATGTTGACATTTAGAAAATTCCAGGAATGATTTGGCCAGTGGTGATATATGCACCAAGGGCTGCGACAAATCCGATCATTGCTAGTTGTCCGTTAACACGTTCAGCGTTCTCAATATAATCCGATTCGATTACTTGTGTTTGTGGTTCGGTAGCAAATCTGTTGTCAGGCATCGTAAATAAATAATAAAAGTACATCTTGTGGCGGTGTACGATACCTTTCGAGCCGCCACGTTAGATTATACTCCTTTTAAAAGTAAAGCTGCTTTCTTTAAAGCATCTACTTTAGCTTTACCTTTTAATTTTTTGGCAGCTTTTACTGCGTTATCAAATCCTCTTCGAGAATTCTTTAAAGGATCGTGTACCATTATACTACATTGTTATTATCTTTTCTGAATTGGTCTTCGTTAGAAGCACCTCTCTTAGCTAATTTAATAGGTAACTCTAGTTGTTCATAAGTTTCCTTTTTCTTTGTACCATTATTTTTAGGTTGATAGTAACGTGATGGGTTATTTTTCCTATTAAATGGTATATAAGGTGAGCTTTGTTCAGCCATTATGGTCCCGTCCCGTACCATTTCTTTTTAGAACTACCTTTTCTAGGTGCTCCGCCTCCCCATCCTTCTGCCATACCTGTCTTAGGGTTTATTTTCTTTAAGGCTTTACCAGCTGCTGCTCCTGTATCTTGTTCGTCAAAAAAAGTTTTCTTAGGTTTAACTATTGGCTTTGTAATCTTAGGTGGATCTGGTGGTGTGGGGTAATGACTTGGCATAATTAAAATTGTAAATCAGAACGATCCAGTTTTTCAATGACATCTTGACGGTAAGCTGGATCTCTTTCATACCGTCTGTCACTCATAGCTTCTACTAACTCAGCTTGGCTTCTAAATACATCACCCTTCTGTGGTGGTGCTGACTTTCCTGTTACCATACGTCCTTCATATCCATTTGCATTTTCATATTGAGCTTTCAATCCGGTTACTGCTATTTTTATAGCTTCAACACTACCAGTATTGACTATACCATCAAAAGCTTGAATAGATTTTTGATCTAAATTACTACTAGCCCAATCAATTAAATTCTGATAGGATTCTTCACCACCAGCAAAGTTCTTTACTTCATTCACTGCAGCATCTGATATATCTTGTTGCTGCTGTGCTGCATACTGTGGAAGATCTCCTTGAATTTTCATATAAGCTTCAACTAAATCTTTGCTACTCATTGAAGAGAACTTCTCTATAGTTTCAGGAGATAATTTACCATCATTATTGTAGAACTCATCTGATGCAGAGGTGATTAATTCAGTAGCAGGAGTTGAATCTTTAGGAGCTTCATCCTCAGTAGCTTTTTCATCTACTGTTTCTGATTCCTCTTTAGTTTCTTCTGTATCTGCTTCAGATTTTTCGCCTAATTTTTTAGAGAGTTCTACATAAGCTTTCTCTAATGATTCTGCATCCTTATACTTCCCAGCTAAGAGTTGTTCTTGCTGTTCTACTAACTGTTCACCGACAGCTAGAGAATCTTGTTCATCTGCTGTTAAGCTTTCGCCAAGAGTCTCTGTCTGTGGTGTTGTATCAACTGTTAAAGTTTCTGCCATTATTCTTGAGGTGGTTGTTGCATGTTACCAGCTAAATTAGCTGTTATATTTTGTGCTTGTTCTATAGCTTCAGGATTCTTATCTGGATCCATCATAGGAGTACCAGCTAACTGACCTGCTTGATCTACTATAGAAGATTGTACTTGTTGCTGCTGTGCTTGTTGCATTTCTTGCTGTAACTGCTGTTGAGTCTTAACAAGATTCAATACATCAATACCTTGGGCAGCTGCTAAACGTTTAATAGCTTCACTAGGATCTACAAACTTCATCAATGCTTCTGCACCTAATGTCTGAGCAATAGTACCGAGGAACATAGTAAGAGATTCCTTATCTTGTCCTCTACCTATAGCATTTATACCTGCTACTATCTTAGGTCTAACTAAATCTTTAGGTAGTTTAGGTATTTGATTAGTTCTTTGTAGTACTAATAAAGTACGCTTAAGATATGGTTCTAAGAACTCAACTGTAAGTAAACTGAACAGACCACCGAGTTGTTTTTCTAACTCAGCTTGTGTCATTCTAACTTCTTCTGCTGTAGTTCTTTCGCTATCCCTTATGTTCATAACAAGGAAAGCATCTAATATTCTTTTCTCTATAGTTGAGGATAGACTTGCTGCGGTTTGGAAGTCGGCTGTTTTCCCCACTTCTATAACCCCAACATCGTCAGGTCTACCTTGTATGATAGCACCATTAGCAGCGTTAGCTAATGTCTGAGGTTTAGTAGTAGCTGAAGGAGATACTAGGAACAGAACTTTAGCAGCTACACTAGAGCCCTCTACAAGCGCTTGTGACAGCCCGTCAAGGGATCTTAGGTCTCCTAGGAACTCTTCAACTCTACCACGTCCGTAGTCCTCTCCGTCTACGGTATTAAATCGAAGCACTAACCATGGACTAGCATTCTTAGGTGCAGTACTACGGCTCCCTTCAATGATATGATCATCTACTTCTTGATGCCATACCCACCTACCGTTGCTAGTATCCAATTTGACACAAGTGTATACTTCAGCGTCGTCTTCATTTGATCCGTTATTAGCATTAACTTCATTAGTATCATACTTATGTACTGGAGGATCAAGTCCTAATACTTTTCTACTAATAAGTTCTTTAGTTATTATCTCTAATACATTACCATTACCATCTCTTTCTACAACATATCTCTGTAGTGGGAAGTGTTTAAGTCCATCTTTACCCATAAATATAAGAGCATTACCTGAGACAACTAAGTGCTTCAGTGCTTGATGTACTACAACTCTATCACTAGATGCGGCTATGTAATCCATAACCATTCTTTCCATCTTAGAGAATGAGAGATCTAATTCACTCCTAACTGTTGGATCTAGTTCTTCACCTAACTTATCATCTCTGACTTGTAGTTTAAAGAAACTAGTTTGTGGTGGTAGTAGTGCTAACATTAATTTAGCAGCTAATGTAACTACTGCTTTAGCTCCTACTGATTGCCAAGGTTGGATTAAACTTGTCTTTCCTCCCTTCTGTTTTAAATCATGTTGTACCAAATAAGGTAAGGTAAGTTTAGAACATTCAACAGCTGTATCAAGAAACTGTGCCCGTCCCGAACTTAGCTGAGAATATCTTTCACTTGCCTTATACATTTATTCCTCCTGATTGACCACCACCAGTATTAAGGTCTATTTTTAAATCTTGAGCTCCGCCTTTTCCAGCTGCAGATTGTCCGCTAGTCTTTTTAGAACTACCATATTGTACTCCAGATACATCATCTGGTTTCACTATGTCTTTCTTAGCAGGTAATTCTCCTGCGTCTTTATCTACTCGACCAGCTAAAGCAGGTGGTCCGCCTACCTTAGTAGGCTCGGGTGTTCCGAATATACACATTAGTTATCAAGGATTGATTTTACATATTCGACCACACTATATTGACCTGCTCGGTACATGATAGATGTGATCTCTTCTTTAGGGTGGACGGGTTGCCAAGGGAATTTAGTTTCTAAATCCTCGACAAGTTTTTCTAGCTTTTCGCTATGTACATTAAGCGTATTGAGGGAGATTTGTGTTTGCATGTTCAAAAAATGCTGGCATACGGGCGGCTTTAGTGTCAGAAAGTTGAGGTGCTTTACCCTCATACATTAATCTATCTGATGCATCTAGCCAAAAATTTTTGTCCAAATATTTATCAGTAGTATTTATACCTAGAGGTTGAAGAATCCAGTTAATGGTGGCTTTCCTAAGTTTGTCCAAAGAAGTAGAGCTAGATAGACCCAACTCAGTACATACAAGAGTATTCGTTCCGACATGGATCTGCTCGTCCCTCGAGATATCGGCAGATACAGTGCGAAGAGCAGCATCCCCATTAAACCTAAAGAAAGGGAGGAGAACGAAGAAGATAGCCCGTTCTGCGACCAAAGCTTTGGTAATTGTATGGTCAGGGTGTGCAATCCATGCATCTCTTAATAACTTCCCCTCCTTTTCTGATTGTGAATCAGCTCCATGGGCTTCT